ACCATGTGACGACCAACCCAAACTCAGCGAGGCCCAGCCTACATGGCGCGAGGCCGTTGGGGGAATCCAGCGCTCTTAGAGGTCCGAGGGACTCCTCCCGTAAGGATAACATTTTTGGGTCAGACTTCCTCTTCCCATTCCAGAGAGTACATCCCAGTTGTAGTGCCAGTAACCACAATCTCAAAGTAGTACGTCCCAGCCGGTAAGTACCGCCGGTTAACCACCTGATCTGCGTTCCCAGATCCACCACCTGATGTAGAGCTATCTGCACGCAGGACTTCTCGCTCTACGCCACCAGTAATCGTACCACCAGTGCTAAAGGTAGCGAATCCCGGAGCTTCTCCGCCGACAGTGTTAAGCCCGAACTTCGTTGACATACCTGTGAACGTGCCACCAGCAGTCCCGCCTGTACGAATAACCATACGAGCAGCACCTTGGCCTGTCCAGAGACGCTGATACGTTAGGTAAAAGTTCTTGGTGATAACCATGCGTATAACCGTGTTAGCCGAGAACTCCCGGTACGCACGGAACTGCCGCTTATCAAAGAGCGCTAGCACCTTATCTGTTACGCTTAACGATCCATCATGCGAGCGTAAAGACGTAGTGGCGTTAGTTTGTAAATTACGACCTGTACTCATTTCTGCACCTCGGTTTGTATGCCATTTCTGGCGTTGCAGGCCACCACTTCGGCATCGTAGTCCGCCAAGGCTCTGTACACCCCGGCATCCGTCGATACATCAACGAGGGGCCGGTTGCACGGGGACCACACTTGCAGCGCTGGTAGCGCATCTGAGGGACTTGCACAGCCCATCAACGACAGCGACAGGAGTCCGGCGCTTGCCACCATCAGGTAGGGCGACCAGAGCTTGCTCAAGCGCATTTCGATTCTCCTGTGCGGCCTTGGAAGCAGCCGCTGTAAGGCGTTGGATACTGTCCGTGCGGGCGCTCAGGAGGGCCACCACGGCTTTCTGTTGGTCTATGAGGGTATTGGCCTCTCCTAGATCCTTGCGAAGCGCTGTGAGGCTCTGATGCTGTATCCAGAACCCAGCTAGCGCCAGCATAGCCACTAGGGCCAATGTGCTGTATAACCGAAGCATTAGTACGCTCCTGATGCGAATAACGTTTTCTCGTCCATGCGCCGGGAGTAAACCCCATAGCACTGATTAACGCGGATACGGCATTGAATCTTGACGCCCTTGCGTGTGCTGAACGTCCAGCGGTCGAATTCCTTAGTAGCGCCAGCGTAATCACCCTTGTTCAAGAGCTTAAGCAAGGTGCTGGAGCGGAAGTTCCCGATGCCAACGTTGTAGGTAAAGCTAACGAGCGCGTCGAATTGGGATTGTGTGAGGGGAACCAGAACGTATTTATTGACAGCGGCTTCGAACGTGGCAACATCCTCGCCAAATAGCCGCTTGCATACGTCGAGGGAGTAGTGCTTACCAACAACAGCGGTCCTTGTGTGCCCATAACAAGCCGTAGGAACGCCAACTGTGTCGAGGTAGCCCGTCTGCTTAAGTTCTTCATGAACCATCAGACCGCCAGCCCCAACAGCAGAGAGCGTCATTACGACCCGGAGGCCCGTGGACCGCACTAGATTACCTAGAGCGGCCATACGTTACCCTCAAGCAGTGACAGTGATAGCCACGGTGTCAGTGAAGCCACCAGCAGTCACGGTGATAGTCGCGGTGCCGACAGCAACGAAGGTCACAAGGCCGGTGGAGTTAACGGTAGCCTTGGTGATGTCGCTCGAAGCGTAGGTGCGGATAGGCAGGATAGCGCCAGAAGGTACAGCAGCAGTGCTAAGCTGAGTAGTGCTGCCCACGGCCTTAGAGCTAGTAGCCGGGGTTACGTCGATGCCAGTAAGTTCAAGAGGTGCAGCAGCAGTAATAGCAGCAGCGCAGGCGGTGAAGAAAGCCAACAGCTCAGGCGAAGTACCACCGCGAGCGCCGCGCATTTCAGCAGCGCTAATGGCTTGGGCCGAGATAACACGGAGTTCTTGGGACAGGCGCAGGTGACCGGGGGATGGCAGATTGGAAGCTCTCATCGTTTCATTTTCCTTGAGTTGGGATTGGCAAATTGCCGGACGCCACGTCGAGCAGCGTCAGTACAGCGATTGTGCGACAGGGGATCTTGCATGAACTTCACAAGCTCCTGATCCCGTTGCAATTGGGCAACCTTAGCCGAGTCCTGCGCGATAGCGCCGATGAAGTGTCCCACGGCGATGCTGAGTGCGTCGAGCCGGTCGTCTTTGACCAGAGCGCCTCTGTCGCGTGTTAGCTTGATGAACTGGTGCATAAGGGTAAACAGTTGACGCTTGTCGCTAGGCAGGCCCACAGTGCTTTCCCAGTCTCCGAGAATAACCTCTTCGTCGAAGATAAGTGCGCCACGGGCTGCAATTGGCTCCAGAGTGTCAGCGATACGCTGCTCTTTCTGGCCTGTGCTGTATGTCTCTTGGACGGCGCAAGTCACGCCAGCAGCCCGCAGGAGCGGGAGCAGCACTTGTGTGAAGGCACCGTGCCCCATGTTCTTCTCTACGAGGATCACATCGGGATTCCAGCGCTTGCAGTACGCCACCATGTCGCTCAGCGTCTTCTCGTCGAAGCCGCCACGAACTGCTGATACACTGCGCACGAAGACATTACCGGCGAGTTGGTCGCATACTGCGAGGCCAGTTTCGTCACCGTTCTTACCACCGCCAGCAGGGTCAATTGCAAGCACCCGGCCCGCAGGCTTCATCATTTCCGCGCCGACCAGCGACGGGATACTGCATTGGAACTTGAGTGAGCCAACTTGGTACGGCCGCAGATACTCAGCTGTCATGCCCCTTACGAGGTGAACAGGGAGCTGCTCGCCCAGACGCATGACGATGATGTTCGCTGCCTTCAAAGGGTAGCGCTCAAGGTCGCTCAGGAGCGTGCAGAGCATGTGCTGTAGCTGGAAGTATGCTGGCCCTTGCTTGCTCTCCTTGGAAAGCAGGGTGGCCTCTCCAAGCAGCTCAGGGTCAGTAGGATGTCCGCTCTTGCCCGTAGGCCCAGCGCCGTAGCGGAGGGAAGGGTCAGCGACCATGCGTTGGCGGATGTACGGAGCCAGATGCTCGCCGTACCCAGCCTCTTCCTCGATTGTTGGGTAGCGCCCCGGCCAGATGCGCAAGCCGAAGCCGGACGCTGGTAGGGTGTTGTAGACGGAGCTGTCGGACTGCGGCGTGCCGAGGAAGATCACCCGGCCCACTTTCTCCACGTTGCCAGCCTCGCCCACGCGGTCAACAGCAATGGACGAGAAGTCGCGGAGCTGTTGCATCAAGAGTTCGCGGTTGGTAGCCGTGCGGGAGTTCTTGTGGGACTCCACGTCATCCGCAATCAGGAGGTCAGCACGCTTACCTTGGAGGTTGCCGCCGATACCGATACACGCAACAGACGGGGACTTATCCACGCCTTTCAGGGAGTAGTGAACGTCGAACTTCTCAACGGATACCCGGTCGCCCTTCTGTTGGTCAGGGCGTAGGCACGCCAGCATTTCCATGTTCAGGATCAGCCGGACGATAAGGGTCGAGATTTCGTTAGCCTGTGTGCCGCCAGCCGAGATAATCAGCACTCGGGCACGCGGGTCTTGAATGAGTGTCCACACAGCGAAGAGCGCTGTGATCGTGGACTTCGCCTGTGAGCGCTGAGCTTGCACCATCAGGTCTTTTGGGCCGTACTCTAGGTAAAGGCCGATGTCTTTCTGTATCGCAGTCGTGGAGAACCCAAGGAACTTCATGCCCACAATCAAGAAGGGCAGGAAGTTACTAAAGGTCTTCTGCAACAGCGCTAACTGAGAGTGCCGTGGCGTCAGAGGTTGTGTCATTGCAGGGATGCCCCCATCCAACCTTGGGCGTCTTGCATGATGGCGTCAAGCTCAGCCTGATTCACACCAGAGCCTTTGAGGTCTTTAGCCAGTTGCTCACCCAGACGGGCGAGGTCTTTGTCACCACCGGGCTCGGCAGTAACGTTGTTGTCCTTAAGGAACGCACGAAGAACCGCGAGGTCGTTAGAGGTCAACGGGATGTAGCCTTCGTCGTCGAATGTTAGTTCAGCGGCTGCGAAGCGATGCTCCCAATACTTGGTGAACATTTCATGCAGGCCACCTAGTCGATCAGAACTAGCTGCCATTGGTCTTCCCCTTCTTAATGCGGTCGTAGAAATAGAACCCTGCTTGCACAACGATCCAAAGCAGAGTGGCCCATTGAACGGCTTCTGCTACTGGAAACGAAGAGAACCAGTGCGTGTAACTGGCACCGGCCACTGTGAGCGGAGGCGCATTACGAATGATGGCATCCGGCACAGTGCTGGTATCCATGTGTTACTCCTGCAATTGGTTTACTTGACGAGTGAGTTCTGCTAGTTTAGCTAGCAGCTCAGCGAGTGTTGGCGGTGCTATAGTCGGGGCGACGTACTCGGCTGGGGTGTTTCCATTGCCTACCCAAACTAGGTACTCTCGATAATCTTTGTTACCTGTGTCACAGGGTATAACTTTACCAGAGTCACTTATAATAGCGTCGGCATTACTAGTTTTGGTATACATATTAGAAAATCTCCGCGTCGGCTGAAATGACCCAATCCGCAGACCCTGTCGCTAGGCTGTCGCTTGGGCACCGTAGACCGCCTGTTCCAAACGCGCCAAAGTTGGCGTTGAAGGTACTTCCAGATTGCAGCATCAAACTAGGCGAGCTATTCTTGTCCACTTTAAAAGGATAGATTGTGTACGCAGGGCGCGAAGTAAGACTAGTGCCCGACACTAGTTCATAGTACCGCTGGCATAGAACTCGCTCTAGCGCATAAGGACGGCGCTCAAAAGGTGTGGCAGAAGTCCCGGCCTCCAATTGGAGTTCAGTAGCCATTACCGTAGCGTTTAGGGTGGTTGGCCATGCAGCTACCCCAGTGACTGGTCCGCACAGATAATTCCCTACTTGCCATGCCCCGACAGTCCCTGTCATGAATGTGCCCGAGTTTACTGACCCAATCATACAAGTTACTGCGCACGATGGACCCACAGCAACAGACACCGGGATGGCTGGAACCGTGATAACTACCTTAATCGGAGTATTTGCTACCGCCGTAAATTGTTGAACGAATGAGTTTACTGGGACCGCTGTGGTACGCATAGAGAAGTTATACTTACCACTCATAGAAGCTAGAAACCAGAACGACACTGTGATAGGGCCATCTAACATATCGAACATGTCTAGACCTTCTACGCCTGTCATAAGAGCAGACCAGTAGTTAGAAGCCCCCAAGTTTGTGGCAACTCCCACTGTTGTTGCCTTTGCCCAGAACTTCGACACGCCATTAAGCGGCGACCCTGCGCGAGCAGTAGTCAATGTGCCACCAGCATTACCATTTACCGCTTTCCATCTGTCGAAGTGAAACCCCGAAGATGATCCCGTAAGAGATACGCCACCGCGTTGGTCTACTAAACCTGCACCGTTGATAAACCGATTGCGTCCGCCGACTAACAAACTAGCACGGGCGGAGTCAGCAGTTGTTCCGCCAGTGCCACCTTGCGCGATACTCAACGCAGTAGTGATCCCGGAGAGAGACGTGATGTCACTGTTAGCACCCTTAGCCGCTTTTGTCGCAGCTAACGCTTGTGCTGTAGCTGCGTTAGCCACGGCAGTATTAGCTGTGCCTTGTGCAGCAGAGGCCGCAGAGCTTGCACTATTAGCAGTGCTTACTGCTGAGTTAGCAGTGCTTACTGCTGAGTTAGCGGTACTGATGGCGGTGTTGGAATTAGAAAGCGCGGACGCCGCAGTAGCTGCGATCCCATCTGCTGTACTCACAGCGGCGCTGGCCGATACGAGGGCGTCATTAGCGGTAATCAACGCCGCGTTAGCGGTGCCCGCAATGCCGTTCGCAACATCCAGAGCAGCGTTCGCAGTTACTACAGCGTTGTTAGCTTGACTTAGTGCTGTGTTCGCGGTGCCTGCAATAGCGTTGGCTGTACTTGCGGCAGTGTTAGCCGTGGAGTTAGCAGTGCTAGCGAGAGCCGCAGCGTTGGCAGCGCTGAGTGCAGCCGCAGCCGCAAGAGTTTCCACGTTAGTGGCATGGGCCTCAGCTAGCGCCGCATCAAGTGCTGCTTGGTCAGCGGTAACTACAGCAGCAGTGGCTTTAGCGTTAGCAGCATTAGCTACAGCAAGTGCTGCATCCGATGTAGCCGTAGCGGCATCTGCTGTAGCCAGCGCAGTGTTAGCTGTATTGGTGGCATCCACTGCAAAGCCAATAGCCTGTAGTGCTTGCTCTTCTGCACCAGCGCCGACATCCTTGGCTTCTTCAACCAAGAATACAACCTGTCGGCTCAAGGCGTCAAGGTCATCCTCAGTTACGTTCTGCAATGCTTGGAAGTTAACGATCGGATAACGATCCTCTGTCTCCCGGTACACGCGGAGGATAGTTCCTACTGGAACAACAGCAACAGTGCGGAAGGTGTTCGGGTTAATGCTCTCCAGCTCAGCCGGAGTTGTGGAGCCTTGCACGGTAGCCGTCGCTGGGATGAAGAACTCAGCCTTAACGTCAGCTACTTTAAAATATGGCTGTGTACCAGAACCAATGTCTGGGTTGTTGCCTGCGAAGTTGATTTCAACCTGCATGACTGCCCCAGTGCCGGGGAATTCATTTATAGCTAGGTAGTCAGCCATGCTGCCTCCAAATAGTTTGGTGTTGCTATAGGGGGCCAATTGATGACCCCCGTACAGCGTTGGTTATTCCTTCTGCATCCAGTGCGTCAGGTTCACGGCGGGCAGCAGGAATACGCTGTTGCCCATAGGCATTGCCTTGATGATGCCGCTCAGATCCTTGTCCTTGAAGGCGGCTGCTGTCTGTGTGACGTATCCCAGAGCTGGCACGTTGCCTAGCACGGACTGGTTGCCCGACCGCACACCCGACATTTCAAGGCCGCCCATTGCGGCGCCCGCATCAAAGATGTCCCCACTAGAGCCGCCCAGTGTGGTGTAGTTCAGGGTAGCACGCGCCAGCATATCCACGCTCAGGTTCTTGTCCCGGTACTCCTTGGCACGCGAGTCCGACATCAAGGAGCTGACTGCCATTACCCGAGCAACGTGGATCGGTAGAGCAAAGGACATCTGACCCATGAGCAAGCCAACGGCTTTCACGGTGCCTTGGTCAGCGCGCACTCGGGTCCATTGCTTGGACATTGCCGTCAAAGAGTAACGGCGGAACTGAGTGAGCATTTGCAGTAGGCTGTCATGCACGAACGCTTGGCGCTCACCGATGAAGTTCCCTTGGATGATCTGCTTGCTGCCTCGCTCAATGAGTTGGCGCAGTGCGTATGCAGCCTCGGGGTCGGCGGTCTGCCGGATGTCGAAGGAGGTCATGTGCCCCTCGGCGTCAAACTCAGCCACGTTCTTGATGTCAGCTTTGATCCGTGCGCTAAGCTCGGGAGTAAAACCCATGCTGCGGAGTGCCGCGTCTTGCTCGCCAGATTTGACGTAGCGAAAGACTTTGTGCAGGATTTGCTCTGCCACGCCACGCTCTTGGCTGGCCTGTAAGTACCGCTGCCCGGTTAGGAGGTACTGCGCGTTGGCTGCTCCCCGGATTGCCCGGTCGAGTGTACTTGCTGCCTCGGCCCCGCCTAGCTCCACCTCGTCAAATGACTGCCAAGGCATGATCATACGCTGGTCGTCACCAATGCGGCCACCGGGTAGCTCAATGCTGTGCAGCATCGGGTTGGTCGTCCCTTTGCGGGCTTCCTGTACTAAGCGGCCTGCGTCTTTTACATAGCGGAGGGCGAACTCAGTTCCCAGAGTCGTTGCGATCTGGGCAGTCTCAGCGATCTGCGGAAGTACGGCTTGGCCTAGTCGGCTGGCGCCGGTTAGGATGCGGAGGTTGTCAAGCACCTTGTTAGATGTGCCGAACGGCTTACCCATGAACTCCGCTACTGTCTGGTCGAACGCCTTAAGCTCGTTGTTCCACTTTGC